CGTACGACCGGTTTGTTCGGTTCGCGCTGCGGTCCACGCCTATGTTCCGCATGATTGCGGACAGTTCTCCGGCTCAACAGGCTATGCCTGGCAGCTCGGTCGTTACGCAGTTCTATAACGACCTTTCGCCGCAGACTGCGGAGCTTTCCGAGACGATCGATCCGGATGCCGTTGGTGTGCCGTCTACGAGCAGCGTCACCATTACTCTTCGCGAGTATGGCAATGTTGTTCTGAAGACTCGGAAGCTTCAGCTCTTCTCGCTGTCTGACGTTGATTCCGGTATCGCCAACATTCTCGCCTACAACATGCGCGATTCGCTGGACGAGATTGTCAGGCCGACCCTGGTTGGTGGCACCAATCAGGTCCGCATGAACAATGGTGCCCTGAAGTCTAACCTTCTGGCCGGCGCCAGCGCCGGCACTGTCGGTGGGATCAAGGCTACCGACATCTTCAACTCGAAGATGGTTCGTTTCGCGGTCGCGAAGCTCCGCGCCGGCAAGGTCATTCCTCGACAGGGCGACCTTTACGCTTGCATGCTTCACCCTGACCAGTCGCACGACCTTCGGGCCGAGACTGGCGGCGCTGCGTGGCGTGACCCGCACAACCTTGGCGGCCCTGACTCGATCTGGCAGGGCAACATCGGTATCTACGAGGGCGCTTACTTCGTTGAGTCTCCTCGCATCTACACCAATACCGATGGCGAAGGTTCGGCTACCGTTTACCGGTCGCTGTTCTTCGGTCGCGAGGCGCTTGCCGAAGCGGTCGCCGAAGAGCCGCACACCGTCATCGGTAACGTCACTGACAAGCTGATGAGGATGCGTCCTGTCGGCTGGTACGGCGTTCTCGGCTGGTCTCGCTTCCGCGAGGCCGCGCTGATCCGTGGCGAGTCGGCTAGCTCCATCAGCTAGGCGCGATTCTAAGGGCTCGGGAAACCGAGCCCTACCCTTCTCTACCCCCACGACCTAAAAGGCCGTCAGATTCTTTCCCCTTCAGCGGGGAGAGGCTATCTGGCGGCCTTCGGTATCTTCATGGCTAATGCACTGTACGACTCCGCTCGCGAGAGCTTCCTATCGGGCAACCTCGATTGGCTGACAGACAACATCAAGGTTGTGCTCGTGGAGGGCTACACGCCCGACACCGCGACGCACGACTTCCTTGACGATGTGACCGGCGCCGGAGGCGGCACCATTGCCGCCACAAGTGGCAACTTCGCCAACAAAACCGCTACCGCGGGCGTCGCTGACGCCGATGATGTCACCCTTTCCGAAGTGCCCGCGGGTGATCCTTGTGACCATCTGGTCATCTATAAGGACACCGGCACCGACAGCACCTCTGACCTTATCGCGGTTATCGACACTGCCACCGGATTGCCTCTCACGCCCAACGGCGGCGATGTGACCATCCAGTGGGACGAAGGCGCGAACAAGATTTTCAAGCTCTGATATAGATGGCGACTTACGCCGCTTCCAGTCAGGCATCAAGCCAAAGCTCCCCTTACAACATCGCCCGCCCTTCAGGCGTTGTCGAGGGCACCTACATGGTTGCCGCCATCAACAACGATGTTGGCAATAATGGCAGCGGTATCGGCATCTCCGGCGGGACCACCTGGCAAAGTCTGACCTCTGGCGTATCAGGGGAAACCGGCTATCGTCTTTTCTGGAAGATCGCTGGACCTTCCGAGCCTGCGAACTATTCGGTCAGCTATAACTCGGCAAGCACTGCCTACTCGACGGCTCACATCATCACCAGCAATGACGCTGGCGAGGATGCGCCCGTCTGGCAGATCACCACCACTACAGGCCAGGGCACTAGCGGCCCAACTCCCGGCATTACTCCTCCGGACCCCACGACACTTGAAGTCCGTCTCATCCTGGCGTCGAATGACACCAACGAATCGCGGTCTTGGAGTCCGCCGTCTGGTCTCACGGAGAGAACGGATAGACAGGAGAGCGGATGGCCTAGCGGCTCGTCTGCTACTCGCACCCTTTCGTCCGGTAGCGCCACAAGTAGCCTGAACTTCACGGCTAATGGCCAAGTTCTGGACCGGGTGGGCATCACCGTAGGTATCCCTTCGGCGATCACTGATCAGGACATCCTTCCCACGGGCATTGCCAGCGAGGAAGCGTTCGGCACGCCGAACGTGGTCCTGGTCATCAGCCCTTCGGGGATCGTCTCGGGTGAAGAGTTCGGCGGGCTGATCATCAGCACGCCGCAACCGCAGTTCATCGAAGCCGAAGGCGTCGCCTCCGGTGAAGCGTTCGGCGACCTGACGACGAAGCTCTACCTTGGCCCTTCGGGTATCCCGTCAACGACGGTCTTCGGCGCGCCCCGCTTGGCGGCCCTGATCGGACCTGTCGGCATCCCATCAGCCGAGGCTTTCGGGCTCACGAACGCGGCGATCGAACAGTTCATCAACCCTTCGGGGGTCGTCTCTGGAGAGGCGTTCGGCGGAACCTCGCTCCAGCTCGGCTACCCGCAGACGATCGAGGTAGTCGGCATCCCGTCTCACGAGCTAGTCGAAGATCCGACAGTGAAGCTCGTGCACCGCCTAGTGCTCGACAACCCTTCCATTCAGGAGACGCCGGCCGCGTGGGACCGGCTGAACATCAGGTTCGACATCCATCGCGGAATCACGATCATGAAGGACGCTGACGGCATCTGGTCGTCGGTGCGGTATCCCGCACAGACCGAGATCGAGCAGGCGATGAAGGTCTATCTCGGCGGTCGCCGGCACACGCTGAGCGTGGCCGAGGCGGAAGAACTCATGGACGCCGGCTACGGCTCCTATATCTCTCTGGAAGTCATCGAATGACGTGCATCTCCGCATGCGTGACGAAGGATCACGAATCGTGGGGCGCCTGCCGGCGCGCCCACGGCATCAAGGTCGGTTACTGCCGATCGGCCACGAACGAGCGCCACGACTACACCGCTGACAAGCGATGGAATCAAGAGCTGGACCTGTATGAGTCCGCTCGCAAGCAGGGCATCCAGCCGGACGGCACGCAGACGCGGGCGATCCGCCACGCCCTAGACGAGTCCGATCGGGTCGGCAAGCCGTACGGGGTGCGCGATGCCGCTTGATCTTCAAGGCGAGCTGAACAGACTCGCCGGCACATCTGGCCTAGGTGCCGCAGCCGCGGCCAACGCATGGGCAGGTACGACCGGCCTGGAAGTGGTGGGCGCTCTCAACGCGAAGGCGCGTGACGATCTCGACTCGTGGCCTTTCGACCAGGACCTACAGGGCGTGTGTAACGCACTGGCCGGCACTGACGGCCTGGCGCCTCCTGGCGCCCTCTCAACTATCCCGGACCCCGAATGAACCTTTCCCAGCTCGCAGAGCGAGTCATTGCCTATCTACAGGGCTTCAGCCGAGACCAGGAAGAGAAGACCTGGATTCTCTCCGGCGTCGCTGACAGCGATCTCACATTCCGTGTGAACGACCCGAAGATGGTCAGCGGTGGCATGTGTGAGATTGAAGACGAACTTGTATGGGTTTCGCGCGTCGATAACTCGACTGGTGATGTGACGGTGGCGCCTTTCGGGCGCGGCTATCTAGGCACGACCGCGGCGGCGCATGACGCTAACGCCTGTATCACCAACAGCCCGAAGTATCCGAAGAGTCAAGTCAAGCAGGCGATCAACGATGCCATTCGGGGCGTCTATCCCGATCTGCACGTGCTAGGAAGTCACGAGTTCAACTATGTGGCCGCTCGCACCACGTACGAGCTGCCCGAAGACGTTGACCTCGTTCACTCGGTGACGACGGAAACGATCGGCCCAACAAGGCGTTGGGCGAACCTCGTTCGCTGGCGCTACAACCCGCAAGCCGACACCGACCGATTCCCCTCCGGGAAGAGCCTCGATATCTATCAAGAGCCCGTCGCAGGCCAGAAGGTTCGGATCACCTACCTGAAGCCGCCGGCACCATTCGAGGATTCGACTACAGAGTTCGCCACGGCTACCGGCCTGAACGCGACCGCGGAAGATTGCATCGTCTACGGGGCTTGTTTCCGCCTCGTCGGCCTGCTTGAAACTCCCCGCCTGCAAATCTCGGCTATCGAGCAGCAGCTAAGAAGTCAGGTGGTCCGTCCCGGCGAGACGCAGCATGCGGCGCGGCACTTCCTTCAGCTCTATCAGCTCGCTCTCATGAGCGAGCGCGAGCGTCTGCATCGAGCCAACCCCGCCTCTAGCCACTTTAGGTATCTGTAAATGGCACGCAACTATTCAAACGTCGCCGAAGAGACGACTCTATCGACTGCCATCAACAGCAGCGATACGGCTATCACGGTCGGCTCGAACACGGGCTATCCAGCCACTCCCTACACGATCATTATTGATCCCGGTCTAGCCACGGAAGAGGTTTGCGACGTTTCCAGTGTCGCCGGGACCACGTGGACGATCGTCCGCGGCGTGGACGGCACGCCGGCCAGCTCGCACGATTCTGGGGCGGTCGTCGTTCACGGCTATTCGGCCCGGGACCTGCGCGACATTCAGGATCACATCGCTGACAGCACGGGCGTTCACGGTCTGGGGTCCGCCTCTAGCGTTGTCGGCACGACCGACACGCAAACGCTTACCAATAAGACGCTCACGAGCCCGACGATTTCGGGCGGCACCCTGACGGGTGTCACGTTCGGCTCTGGTCTCACTTTTCAGTCCCCGACGCTGGTCACTCCCACGATCGCCAGTTTCGTCAATGCGCAGCACGACCACAGTGACGCCGCGAATGGCGGCGAGATCGAGAGCAGCGGCGGCGGAAGCGGTTCTTCCGGGCTGGCTTATCGGCGTTCGTCCACTTCTGATCAGGAAATCAATCTCAGCAGCCTCAATGACGGTGGTGCGGTCGCCATTTCTTTCGGCACGCTGGATTACAATGTGGGCGGTAATACCACGTGGGCAGTCAGTAGCGGCAATACTCGCATCACTCTTCCGAGCGACGTAGACGATGCCGTATGGCACGTCTCCGTGTCTGTGCTCGTGTCGGTGGAATCCGAGTTTGACGCGCACTACATCAATATCGTTCATCAGGATCACGGCGTGATCGCCAATGCCGGCGACGCTATTGCGGTCACCAGTAACACGGTGCAGCGGCGATACAGTTGCAGTACGGATTTCCAGGCGAACAGCGGACGATGGATTGAGGTTCGCATTGCCTCCGCCGAAGAGGTCCCCACTAGCGTTCAAATGGAACGCCGTAGCATCTCCATTCACAGGGTGGCGTAATGCCTAGGCCGCACAGTGCCATCACCGGCACTCTACCGAGGCCACTCTTTCGCGCACCGACCGCCGCGAATCCTTACCGGGATTATCTCAACACGTTTGATTATGCGATCGGTGGTGTTCCTTTCCGGGCGGACGTGAGTCCGGATAACCCGCTCGTGCGCTCGTCTGCACAGTTCCGTAAGGATCAGTTCGACAACGGCCTTGAGCCTGGCGAGCAGTCTCTTTCCGGCTGGTGGCTTCGCTCGCAGTCGTCCTGGCATCTCGGCGCCGGCATCGTCAACAGCGATGTCCGGTTGGACGAGACGGCGGAGTTTCGTTACTCCGATTCAGAGGGCGTCGATCCGTGGGACGAAGGACAGGTAAAGCTTCTGCACAAGATGACCAACGTCGCCGCGGGCTCCGGTTCGGTGCTGGCTGTGGGGGTCGTCGGCAACGCCGATGGTGTGCTGTACGCCGATGGTGACGCCCTCTACTTCGTTGACGACGACGGAGCCGAAGAGATCACCTGGGGCGGATCGTCCACGATTCTGAGCATCACCACCGATGGAGCGAACTGGTATGCCGCCGCGAGCGATGGCATCTACTCCGGCCCGCTGACCGGAACCACCGACGGCTCAAAGCTCTGGACGATCAGCGCCGCGGCGGCTGTCATCCGGTGGTGCAAGGGGCGCCTGATCGGCGGCATTAACAACGGCATTTATGAGCTGGTCGCCACGGGCGGCAGTGCCCCCCACGAGCTACCCACCGCCGCATACTCGCATCCTGTCACGTCGTGGACATGGACAGGGATCAGCGAGGGACCCGAAGCCATCTACGCCATCGGGCATGGCGGCACAGAGAGCTTCGTCTTGAAGCTGGCGCTGAACACGTCCGGCGCCCTGCCGACGTTGACGGTCGCCACAGTGGCAGCCGAGCTGCCGCGTGGAGAGCTGGGAACGGCTCTCTATACCTACGTCGGCAAGTTCTTGTGCGTCGGCACTTCCAAGGGTGTCCGCATCGCTATCGTCGGCGCGACCGGCGACATCGACTATGGTCCTCTGATCTCGACGCCGGCCGCGGTGCTGGATTTCGTGGCGATGGACCACTACATTTTCGCCGGCTTCACCGGGGGCTTCTCCGATGAAACGTCGGGCGCTCTGCGCATCGACCTGGCCGAGCCGCTGGGGACGGGAAGGTACCCGTACGCCAAGGATTCGATGGTTCACCTGCCGGGCGACGTGACCGGCGTGACGACGTTCGGGCGTGCCGAACGTCTGGTTCTCGCGGTCGCCGGCCGCGGGCTCTTCATCGAGTCCACGACGGAGTATGAGCAATCCGGTTGGTTTGAGACCGGTCGCATCCGCCATAACACGTTGTGGCCGAAGCTCTTCAAGCGCTTCAGAATCAAGGCTGACCTTGACGGCCCGATCGCTGTCGCGTCGGTAGACGACAACGGGAACCGCACTTTGCTGGCCTCCGTCTCGTCGGCTGCGCAGCAAGACGAAGACTTGCCCATCAACGTGCCGACAACTCCGCAGGAGTTCATTCAGCTTCGCTTCACGCTTTCGACTCCCGCGGGCGATGCGACGAAGACGCCGATCCTTCGCGGCTATCAGGTGAAGAGTCTGCCGGGCGGCCCGAGGCCGCGCCGATATGTGATTCCTCTCCGGTGCTATGACAGCGAAATGGATGTCAACGGGGTGCGCTCCGGATATCCGGGGTTCGGGCTCGAACGCCTCCAAGACATGGAAGCGCTCGACAGCGCCGGCGAAGTGGTCCTCTTCGAGGACCTGGCGGCCGGCACCGCCGAGCCTGTGACCATTGAGCAGATCGAGTTTCGTCAGCTCGTGTCGCCGCAGCCGCGGGAGTCGTGGGGCGGGGTTTTGACGGTCGAGCTAAGGACGCTGAATTGATCGGCGCCGAGATTATCGCCACGGTCGTGGCCGCGGCTGTCATCGGCGCGGGCGCATGGATGTTCCGCGTCTTCAAGCGCGGCCTGATCGCCTATCTGAATGCGCAGTTCACCCCCAACGGAGGGAACAGCGTCGCTGACCGTATCGACAGACTAGAGAAGTCGGTAAGCCTGCTTACCGAGCGAGCAAAGGAGACGGGTTGTCTGCCTGGCTGTCCGCGGCTGCACGCATACCAGCCTATGCCGATGGCGGCGCACTCACCGCAATGGACCCACGATGTCTATGGGTGGCGTCCCATCTCGGAGCCGAGTATTCCGCCCGTCTCACAGCCGAGTATTCCCATGCCTTCGTTCGTTCCCCCCACATCATCTATGACCCCCGAAACGATGAGGTGATTCAGATGTTGCCCGCGGACAGGCGGGCGACATGGGTCAAGAGTGAAGGTGTTCAAATCGTCGTGTGCGAGCCGACGCCGGAGGCGCCGTTCCCGCCGAAGGGGCGGGAATTTGAGAGCCTTTCAGGGCTTCAGGGTGTTCTAGGCTGGCTCCGCGATTTGGGCGTCCCAGATTTCTGCCCTCTCGGCCCTGCGGTGCCGAGCATGCCGAAGGCGGCCGGCAAGGCTGCCGGCCACTATTCAAGCGAAGGAAAGATTGATGTCTCCAGACTTCTGGCGCGATGACGAGTTCCCCGACGAGTTCCCCGAAGAGGCCGACGTCCCCGAAGGGGTTGAGGGCGAGGAAGAGGAATACGACGATGGCGAAGAGTAAGACCAAGCTCGTCACGTCGATCGGGAAGAAGCTCGTCGCCCACTACGGGCGACCGAACAAGTTCATCACCTGGTGGTGTGAACCGCGCGGGCTCAAGGGCTCATGGCTGACGGCTCCGTGGTGCGCCATGTTCGCGAGCTACGTCTACCGCTCTGCCGGCCTGGCGAAGCAGGCAGGGCAATTCGCGTATTGCCCTTCGTGGGTGTCCTGGCTGAAGTCTAAGAAGCGTTGGGGGAGCAAGCCGAAGGTTGGCGCCCTGGTCTTCTACTCGTGGAAGGCGAACGGCGTCGCCGATCATGTCGGCATCGTGACCGCGGTCGGCGCGAGCACGATCAAGAGCCTCGAAGGCAACACCACGAAGAGCGGCGCCAAGAATTGGGTAGCCGTGCAGACGCGCCAGCGCGACAAGACGATCCTTGGCTACGGCTACGTTGACGACGAGAAGCCGGCACGTACCTATACCGTGCGCAAGGGTGACAACCTGTCCAAGATCGCCAAGCTCTACGGGACGACCTGGCAGAAGCTCTACGCCAAGAACAAGAGCGTGCTTGGAAGTAAGCCCAGCCTTATTAAGCCTGGTCAGGTGCTAGTCGTATAAGGAATCCAGCCACGCCTGCCGGGCTTCCGCCTGGCGGGCATGTGCTATCGCGTACTCGGCCTTCGCTACAAGGTCGGCGTCGAAGCACGTCGGGTTAGCCGCGACGTAAGTCGCGTAGGCTTCCCTTCCGGCTAGATCGTCCTGTCTTTCTCCTAACTTTTCGGCTACGTCGTAAACCTTCGCGCATGCGTCGGCGACGGGTTGGGCCGGCGCTGCGCACGCCGTTGCGCAAAGCAGCGTGATCAGCATAAGGACTCGCCTGGAACGAAACATTCGGCCTCCCTGAATCTTGCCTGTGTGTAGCCATGCCTGGTAGCGTGCGGAAGGAAACATACCGTAATGCACGTTTACGGGAGGCGCTATCAGCCATCAAGGGCTAGAAAAGGGAAGGGCTCCCGCCTCTAGAAAGCGGGAGCCCTAGAAACCATCGCTACCCCCGAGGGGGTTGCTCACGCAATGGTGTGCCCTATGCTAGCGCCCTTCGCCCGCGAGCGAAAGCGGAGAAGTTGACCACCTTGGCCAACGGTTCGTCAGAATCGTCAACCGGGGTTGACTTCACTGCCTCGCCCGCGGGCTGTTTTGTTGTCTCTGGAGCCGGTTCGACAGCGAGTGTGGCAAGCTCGGGGATCTTCGCCATGGCGTCGATCCCTAGCTCTGGCGTGGCGTTCGCCCACGCCGCATACCTCTCATAATCCTCACGGTCGTTGATGTAGATCCGCGTGGTCTTCACGTCCTCGTGGTCGAGCGCGATCTGTGCAAGCTCCCACGCGTCCCCGCGGTTCTGGTCGCTGGCCATCTGCTTCCGCTGGTTTGCGAAGGTTTTACGAAGGATGTGCCAACCATCGCTCCTGCCGCGCCAGAGGCCGGCGCGTTGCAGAAGGGGGCGGATCACCTTGTCGGGGTTGGTTATGACGAAGGTAGGCGCGAGCACTGTGGGGCGGGTGTGACCCTTGCGGGCATAGCCGGTTGCGGTGACCGCGGGGAAGACGATCCAGTGTGCATGCGGTTCGTCCACGCCTAGCTCTTTGGCGTACTGGTCCCGCCAGGCTTCCAGCACCGCCCGGAGGCGCGGTGTCAACGGCATCTGCTTGCCGAGCTTGCGGCCCTTGTTATTGTTCCACTCAATGAAGCCTTCCTCCCAACGGATGTCGGCCCACACAAGCGGCTCCTGGTTCTCCTTGTCCCCGACGACTTCGCCGATCCGGCGACCGGTCAACCGTAGGACGAGAAGGAGGAAGTAGTTGCGCCAACACGTCTTGCGGGCGACCGTCAGCAGGTGAAGGAACTCTTCGTCGGTCAGACGCCTGTCGCGCTTGGCCTTGGCGGTGTGCCGCCGCGGCGGCAGCTCTTCGGCGTAATTCACGTCAAGCGCAAGGTGCCCCTTGCGCATCAGCCACTTGATGATGTGGCGCAGGTTCGATCGGCGTTGCTCGTAGGCGCTGGGAGCCTTGACCGCCACGTGGTCGCGGAAGAACCCCTCCACAGCCTCCATGTTGATGTCTGTCGTCAGCGCCTCGCGATCAAGGCTGTAGGTGGTTTCGATGTAGGCCGCGAGGGTCGAGTAGACGACCCCATAGTTCTTGACGGTGCCGGGAGCGAGGTTGCGCAGCCCGAAGAGATCCTTCTCGTGGCGGGTGAATGCTTCACGGAGCGTGATCGGGGAGAGGTCCATTGCGTGAGCTTCCTGGGTTTTTGGTTACTCTCTGTATACCCAGGCCACGAACGGAATAATCTTGGACGATTGGGAGTCACATCTTATCCCGTGGTGTCGGCCTGATGGGAACAAAACCTTAAGACTCTTTGACGGATCTCGTCAACCGATTCCCGATATCACGCCGAGCGGCGGCGCGGCAAGGGACAACACGGGCGAACGATCGCCGGCTTCGCCGGCTCGGGGCGAGAGGAAAGATAGTCACTCTGAGCAGCACTAACGTAACGTTACGTAGTCGTGATGTTTAGACCCGATTCGATCGGGTTACTACCTATATAGGCGCCGCAGGCGCCCGAACTGGCCGGCTGGAGCCGGCCCATCGATCGATGGATGGATGGCAGCCCTAAGAGGCTGCCCGATCGAACGATTTCGAACGTTTAAGGACACTTGTGTCTATGGCGGAGCCTTCGGGCTCCGCCCTTTTTCGTGTCTATGGGCAGGCTCCGCCTGCCGTGACGAACGATCGATTCTTCCCTTACCTCCCTCTCGTCAAACCACGCGAAGCGTGGTTACTGACCAGTAGAAAAATCTTGACTTCAAGGTCTGGACATCCCGGACATAGCTTGCTTTCTCGCTGGTCACAGACGTAGCATCGATATCACTCGCTTCGGGGGAAGCATCTCAACCCTGACTGACGGTAACAAAACCGTTACGCAGGGTTACCGATGTCTCGTCGTGGGTAAAACCCTGGTAAATGCTCACATCGGGGGTTCCCGCCTATGCTCACGCTCGCGCTCGAACGGCTCTCCTATTCGACTTTGGCCAAGCATGACGCTTGCCCGAAGAAGCTCTATCTGACGAAGGCGGCCGGCTACAAGGGGCTGCCCTCATGGGCGGGCGTCGGCGGTCGCGCGTTTCACAAGCTCGCCGAGGTCTACGACCGTGAGGGTTGCGTCCCGTGGGATGACGAGACGTGGCGACAGACGGCATCGGCGGTCTTCATGGGAGAGATCGCGAGCGAGATCGACAAGACCGCGGTGCCCTCCGACGAGTGGCGCGTCTCTGGTCGCGCCTCGAAGGCGTGGCCGAACCGCGAAGACCGCGCATGGTGGGATCATCACCTGCCCGAGATGGGCAAGGCTTACGCCGCCTGGCGGGCGGCACATCCCGAGCTGTCGCTGTGGATCACCCCCGATGGGGAAGAGGCGATAGAGCTAGAGATCAAGGTCGAGATCCCCGGTGTGGAGGCTCCCTTTCTCGCTTTCATTGATCGCATCTTCATGGACTCCTCGCGCGCCGGCTCGCTGCTGATCCGGGATCTCAAGTCAGGCAGCAGGCCGGTTGAGGACCTGTCGCAGCTCGTCACGTACGCCTCGCTGACGGAGGTCCGTTACCGGGTTCGGCCCGCCTTCGGTGCCATCTACAGCGCCCGAAAGGGCGCTCTTCAGCCCGTGTTCAAGGACGGGCGCGAGATCATGAGTCTCGCTCACATTTCGACAGACACATGGATCAAGGGCGTTCAGCAGAGGGAAGCCCTCATTGCGACCGGCTCTTTCCCTTCGCGCCCTGGTCGTCATTGCTCGTGGTGCGACGTGGCAAAGGCGTGCGTCTGGGGCAAGGGCTCCGAGGCGTATCGCTACGATCCGGATCATCCGGCATATCGCGGTGACTTCGCTCTGGCTGTCTAGCCGACAATGCCCCTTCCGAGTGAAGGGGCGAGAATTTCAGCCACTTTCACAGGCTTAGTGTATTTCGGTATACCCCGACGCCTTCAGCGTCTCAGATTTCAGCTAGAAAACACTAAAGGGACAGCTCAATGACTTGGCGGTCGTCCATCCCTCTAGTGATCAACTCGGGAGCCTTCGGCTTCCTCGTATCATCAGGAGAATATCACTTGGACGGCTTCGGAATCCAGGTAAGTTTCAAGACACCGAATGACACGTTGGTCAACGTAAGGGGTAGCGACCCCACAGAGTTCGATCTTCACCTGTCACACGCTGTTGAGAAGGTCGAGCAGATCCACGCGGCGGAGGCCGCGTTCAAGGGGCTGGCTCCGCAGGATCTTCAGCAGGCCGCGGCCACCGTTCAGGCTGTCATGCCTGGCACAACCGTTGTCGGCGACCAGCCGGCGCCTGGTCCCATTGCTCAGATCCCACAGCAGGTTGCGCAGCAGTACGCGCCCGTACAGCAGGCGTATCAGCAGACGCATTGCCAGCGCTGCATGCAGAGCCCCGTGTGCAAGACATGCCAGATGCCCGCACAGATCGTGCCGAGGTCCATCAAGGACGGCCAGTACTACATCCATGACTGCCCTAGCGGCTCGCGAGATCACAAGGGCTCATGGTGCAACGTGCCTAAGTCGTAGGTTTGCTCTCACTCCATCGTTCCCTTGATGGAGACCTGTCGGCCGGCGAAGCCCTGCCGACCGTCTATCAGGCGCTAGAAGATCACGACATCCGCTTTCACCGGTCCACGGTCGCCATGACCGCGGGCCGGCCTGGCGGCGGCAAATCCATCTTCGCGCTTGACCATGCCATCAAGGCTGAAGTGCCCACGCTCTATGTCTCCTGTGACATGAGCCGCTTCCAGCTCGCCACGCGCGCCGCATCGGCGCTCACTGGCGACCCCATCTCTGTAGTGAAAGAGAACCTGAATGGTACTGGTCGTGAGAAGTACCGGGCCGCCCTGAAAAAGGCGGACCACCTTTTTTTGGCTCTAGAGAAGCGGCCTGACGCCGAAGCTCTAGAGGACGTGTTGAACGCCTTCCATGAGAGATGGGGGATACCCCCGCATCTTGTGGTGATCGACAACCTAATGAATCTCCTATCCGGTGCCGATAACGAATGGGCCGGCCTTCGGGAGATGTCTCATGTTGCCGATTTCTTCGCCCATGAGTTGGGCGCCTGCGTTCATTTGCTGCACCACATCAACATCAATGATGCGCTTGATCGTCCTGCCCCCATGAACAATGTCAAGGGGAAGGTCGTCGAGCTGCCCTCGCTCATTCTGAGCGTCGCAAAAACAGACGAAGAATTTCGCTTCGCAGCGGTTAAGAACCGGGAAGGGCGGGAAGACCCTATGGCACAGAGTTACGGACGCTTGAGGCTCGATCCTCAAACCCTGACTCTCTCCGATCTGACACCCCAATGGCCTTACGGCCCGGCTCCCAACGCCCCTATGGGCAATTGGTCGCTGGCCGCATGAGGGTCACGTGTGGTGGTTGCTCGAAAGAATGGGGCGGCCTGCGTGCCGCGCATTGTTCGGGCTGCCATCGAACTTTCGTTTCCCCTAATGCTTTCGATCGACATCAGGCATTCAAGCGCTTTGGCGCGCGGTGTCTGGAGCCTGCGACGGTTGGGCTCGTCTACGAGAAGGCGAAAGACCTGTATCGCTTCATGACCCCCGAAGAGGAAAGGGATTCCCATGATCTGCGACCCGTGCAAGAGCGGTAACCACTGCGGCCAGACGGGCACGTTCTGTACGTGCCAGCACAAGCCGAAGGCGCAAACTCTGAAGCCTGCCGGCATTGAAAGCGGCGAAGTCGTAGGCGATCTCGGTGGTAAGTAGGGCGTACGCCAAGGCCAAGGGTCGCGAGGCTGAAACCCGAGTGGCGCAGGCATACCGAGAAGACGGCTATACGGAAGCCGACAGGCGCGTTCGGAACGGCAAGTTCGACCGTGGCGACATTGGCGGCGTGCCCTGCGTGGCCACCGAAGTGAAGGCCGAAGCGTCTTACGCCGGCAAGCTCTCGGGCTGGCTCGCCGAGGCCGAGGCCGAGAGACAGAACGCCGGCGCTGCGCTCGGTGTCGTCTGGCACAAGAGGAAAGGCACCACCGACCCGCGGGAGTGGTACGTAACCATGACGGGGGCAACGTGGCTGACAGTGCTGAAGGGCTATCTGAGCTTCAACAGCTTGAACTAGCCCTAGACGAGGAGAAGATGCCGCCGAACGCGAAGAAGCTTCTCCGTATAGCGGAGGAAGAGGATTGGCGGATCGGCCCTGTCTCTCTCGTTGCTCGTCTCGACAAAGAGGGCGCACAGCCCTTTTTCGCGAGGTGGGATTTCAGGCATGGTAAATGGTCGTTCGCGATGTGCCGGGCTCTCAGCCCGGTAGGGCATGGGCTCGTCAAACTGACGATTCGTGACGCCTTCATCTACCTGAAAGACCCGACAGTGATATACCCCGAAGATCCACAAGGCTTGCCAGCGGCAAGCAATGTAAGTGATTAAACGAAGTCTAATCACCAGAGGAGAACGATAATGGCTAAGGCGGTTGCCGAGACGGTCACCAAGACCGTTCAGAAGGAAGTGGAAGAGAAGGTCATCACCCTTCAGCTTTCCGAGGACGAGGCTCGGAGCATCTTCGCTTTTGGCGGGGAGATGAACCTAGACGTTGGGGCCGGCAAGCACGTGTTCGATATCCGTCAGGCGCTCGCCAAGCACATTCCCTACACCTATTTTCGCGACCGTTTCGACATCAGGAACGGCGAGCTTCGCGCCAAGCCCATCAACATCTAGCAGAACCGGAGAATAGATATGGCTACCGCCAAGCAGGACGTTGTTACCAAGGTCGTTACCGAGCGGGTTCCGGAAGACGTGATCGTTCTCACCCTCTCCAAGAGGGAGGCGCGAGCGTTGTACGCGCTGGCGCGGTGGGTTTTCGGAGTTTCGGGGACCTACGCGAGAGAGGTTTACAGCATCCGGAGTGCCCTCGCTTTCACGAACAAGCTCGGCCATGTGAGCCGTCTCGACTTCTTCAAGATCGATGAAGACGGCGACCTCGAAGCGAAGCCGTACCTTCCCGAAGACAAGTAACTCCCTTCGAAACCCCTCTAAGGAGAATCATGGCTACCGCTATCGCCAAGGTCGAGACGAAGACCGTTGAGAAGCAGGTTCGGGAGAAGGTTTACCGGCTCGAACTGACCGAGCTGGAAGCGAAGGTACTGCTGTATACGGTCGGTTCGGTCGGCGGCGACCGGCGCAAGAGCTACCGGCGAGAGACGGACAACATCTTTGCGGCCCTGCGTACGGCCGGCGTGCCCGACGACTATGCGACCAGGTACATGGACGGCTCTCTGACGGCTGCCGGCCACAGGGCGGGTGACGCATGACTCTGGTCGAGATCCTGGAGAAGTCGAAGGCGTTCCTAGAGGCGAACGCCTGGGGCCAGACGGTTGACAGGGCAGAGGAGAAGGGCGCCCCTGACGGGTTCAAGTACTGCGCACAAGGCGCCATCGCTTACGGCGCCTTCGGCGGTGCCGGGTACTGCGTGAGCCAAGCCTACTTCCACGAGGGCGACTGCGACCTTGACGAGTACGACGACTGTCTTCGCGAATCTTCAGAGGACCTGACCGAACCGTTCGGGAAGGCTCGCGAGCTTCTGAGCGAGTTGACGCGAGAAATCACCGGCAAGTCTTACGTTGGCCTCACCTGGTACAACGACCAGCTAGAGCGGACGAAGGAAGACATGCTCGCCCTCTTCGATAAGGCCATCGAGCGGGCGCGGGGATCGGAACAGAGTTCCGTCCCTGCCAGTGAGGAATCTGCGATTCCTCCCAGGAAGGCGGAGCAGGCATGACCACTTACGAGCTGATCTCCGGCCATCTGCACCGGAATGTGAACGGCAAAGACTGCTTCTGCGCTCTCGGCATCTACGCCAAGGAAAAGGGTTACTCGATCGAGGAGATCAACGACAGGCGTTACAACCTCTTCGCTGAGCCGAAGCACAGCGAAGACATTCGCAAGATGAACGAGATCCTAGCGGCCTACGTGTCTGAACGCGGTTACGTGGACGACTGCACAGGGGTGCTCATCGCCAACGACAACAACGAGAACGGGATCTACACGACGCCTCCCGAGAAGATCCGGGAAGCCCTGCGGGCGGTCGGCATCGATGTCGAGCTGATCGACAGGCGGGGCCGTGACTTCTGACGAAGGCGTTCAGCGCTACATCGCGCTAAAGAAGGCTGTTCTCGCCAACATGCGACGGATTCAAAACGAGTTGGCGCGCATGGACGCCTTGACATCGGAAGGCCGAAGCTTCGCTCTTCGGCGGATTCAGGTCATCCTTGACGACCCGTTCGCATCCAATGGACCTACGGCCAGTCCTTGACGCCTACGACGTTGAGTATCGGGGATCGGGCAACCATGTCATCAGGTGCCCTTTCCCCGATCATGACGAGCGTAACGCGAGCTTTAGCGTAGATCCCTCTAGGGGGATCTGGTTCTGTCACTCGTGCCCATCGGAGCCGCAAGGCGGCGGGGTGTTCGACTTCATCCAACGCATGGAGGGCTGTTCTCGTGAGGACGCTAGACGACGAGCGGTTGACCTGGTTGGAGGAGACGTGTCGCGACTACGAGATAGCTCTGATGGAGACGGAGGCGGCAGCCTCCTACCTGGATGGGCGAGGCGTAAGCACGGCATCAAGGGACCGGTACAGGCTCGGCGTGGTGGTCGATCCTCCCGCGGAACATCGCAGCGTCGCCGGCAGGCTGGCTATCCCCACCCTTAAGCGGGTGGGGGTGGTCGGCTTCAAGTTCCGATGCATCCGGGCCGAGTGCATGGGCACCGGCGAGGACGACGAGCGTCATGAGGGTCACGGCAAGTACCAGACGTTCGAGCCACAGGCGCTCTACAACGTTGCCGCTCTCGACAACGACCAGGGCTATATAGCCCTGGCGGAGGGTGAGCTTGATGCGATCACTCTTGAGGGAGAGTGCGGCATTCCAGCCGTGGGGCTGGTGGGAGTCAATTCATGGCACTTGCATTATTACGGGCTGCTGAAGGATTTTCCTCGCATCTACATTTTTGAGGATAAGGACCCTTCGGGGATTGGCGAGTCATTCGGCGAGTTCCTTGCCGGCAAATTCGACCAGGCCATTCGGGTACAGCTTCCCGTCGTGGAGGAAGGAAGGAAGTCGGATGTGAACCGTGTGTTTCGCGCCCGTGGGCGCGACTTCGTTCGCGGACTGATTGGGCTGTGATGGTATGGACAGTGTATGGCACGTCAGTGCAGAGGATTGTACGGGTAATCAATCCTTCAGCCGCTATTACGGTTCCCGTGAATGGGCGGCACGGAAGGTCTTCCAGCTCAAACGCGATAAGCAAGTCTCCAGTGTCGGGTTCAGAGTTCTACGAGGAAAGTGGGAAGACTGCGATGAGTAACAAGAGCATCTATCTCAATCAGGGCGGCGACTTCGACTTCAACGTGTCGAAGGTGATCCTGCCTGACGACACCGAGCGGTTCACGGTCGGTTTCAGGGGTTCCGTCATCACGCACGAGCGCCCATGGGCTGAGGCTTCCGCCGCGGTCGAGAAGTTCCGCGACGAGCTGGAAACGGCCTTTGAGGCGCTCGTGCAGATTAGCACCCTGAGGCCCGTGGGCGTCCACGAGGAGAGCTGATACATGGCTAAGGGTGTTGTGCTGGACGTCGAGACGGCCCGAGAGCTGGCGTGGACTAGCGCCGAACCAGGAGTGCCTAACGAGGTCGAGGGCTGGACGGTCGTCTCAAACGAGCAGATCGACCGCGCTCGCTGGGAGTCCATTCACAGCCTCGTCATCAGGAACGAGGCCGGCGAGCACTATGCGGCAACCTATCGCCGCGGGTTGACGGAGAATCAGGACACGAAGCCGTTCGAGTACGACGAGACGGTCACTTTTGCGCAGGTGTTTCCGAAGACTGAAACGGTGGAGGTAGTGAGTTATGTCTGAGGTGGAGTTCAGGGCGTGGCCAAAGACGCCACGCCTGTTCAAGGATGTTGTCATTACCGAGAAGATCGACGGCACGAACGGTGCTATTCACATCACCGAAGATGGCGATGTGGTCGCGCAGTCGCGCAAGCGACTCCTGTCTCTGGAGGCCGACAACTTCGGCTTCGCCAAATGGGTCTATGACAACAAGGCAACCCTTGCCGAGACGTTGGGCGTCGGTACCCATTTCGGGGAATGGTGGGGGAATGGTATCAACCGCGGATATGACTGCAAGCCGGGAGAGCGATACTTCAGCCTGTTCAATGTCAACAAGTGGGGGTACTTGCTCGATTCTTCCCCGCTGGCTTCCCTTTCCGTTGTGCCCGTACTGTGGACGGGGACGATGGATACCGCGGCTGTCCTGGACGTAGCCGAGAAGCTTCAGATCAACGGAAGCCATGCGCGGCCCGGCTATATGCGCCCCGAGGGAATCTGCCTCTATCACTCGGCGAGTAACGCTATTTTCAAGTATCCGTTCGACAAGGAAGGCGCCCCTTTGAAGGCGCCGAAGGTCGATTACTGGGAAGTGCGGATGGCTGACGAGCCTCTTCCGAGGCCGAAGACCTTCCGCGAGTGGGTTCGAGAGATGTTCTGGCTGGCGGCGTGACCTACGAGTCACGCGAAGCACTCGCCGGCAAGATTTCATGGGAAGGCGGTCTTTGGGCGTGGGCGACTAGCTACGGGTTCGACCCTAGCGACATGCCTGACGAGGAGACAGCCGAGGTTGCGGTGCACTTGAGGCCTCACCTCGATATCGCCGGCTTCTACGCTAATCGGTTTATTCAACTGCTACCGGATGTGGAGTGAATAAGAGTTGGCGATGATGCTCGGGCGTGCGGCGTATTGGCGTTTCCCTTGTAAGTGCTGTTATCCGCTCGCCTGGCATCCCCTTTATAAGCGGACGCGCAAGCGTCGAGAAGAACGGGCGTGGAAACGTGACTACAGGGACAACCCGTGACCGCGGACAAGGTTGAAGAAGCGCATCGCATCGTAGACGAGGCGATCGAAGAGCACTTCACGAGCACAGGCCATGCCTTGGCTGCGGTATGCCTCCTTTTCTCGGGAGGCAATGACAGCACGACCCTTGCGCACATTTTCAAGGAACGAGCCGACTATGCGGTGCATGTGAACACCGGTATCGGTATCGAGAAGACGAGAGAGTTCGTTCGAGACACGTGCAAGACGTGGGGACTGCCCCTCATTGAGGAGTCGCCCCCACCGGGGTCAACCTACGAAGAGTTGGTGATCGACCAAGGGTTTCCAGGGCCGGCGCAGCACTGGAAAATGTATCAACGCCTGAAAGAGAGGGCTCTTCGCAACGTGCGCCGGCGCTTCGTGAAGAACCCGCGGAAAGAACGCATCCTGTTCATCGCCGGCCGGCGCCGGCAGGAATCCAAGAGACGGGCGGACATCCCCGTGAGCGAGCGTGAAGGCTCGACCGTGTGGGTTTCTCCTCTCGTCAACTGGAGCAACGCCGACCTCAACGCCTACCGCAAGCAACACGACGTGCCGCGGAACATGGTCAGCGACCTGATCCACATGTCGGGGGAGTGCCTGTGTGGAGCGTTCGCCAAGCAGCAGGAGCTAGAAGAGGTCGGGTACTGGTTCCCCGAGGTTCGCGAACACATTGAAGGGCTGGAAAAGAAGGTTCGCGCCGCAGGCCATCCCGAACAGCGATGCCATTGGGGTTGGGGTGCGTACAAGAACCTGAAGCCGTCAAGGTCGGGGCCGATGTGCTCGACATGTGCGGTAAAGAACGACTTGGAGCTGATTGCCTGATGAAGAAGATTACTGTGATGCTGGCGGGTGGCCTGCCAATGGCGTTCCTTGCGTCGTTTGAGCAGGTGGGATATTTCCGTGAGGCTGTGAGAAAGAAAAACCTTTACGTCTTTGATGACACGGGCATCGCGTGTGACCACGTGATGGCGTACTACGTCGAGGATGCAGACGAGAAGGAAACTCCGGCGACGGAGCCGGACGAGCCGGATTGCAACACCTAACCGTTTCAAGGATCGGGAAATAGGGTAATTACCCTGTGTGACTGAGAAGACCGTCCTGATTGTGTCGGACATTCAAGCACCGCTCCACGACGGGGCGGTGCTCGACAACGTTCTAGCCTTCGCTAAAGACCTGAAACCCGATCGACTCGTGAATGTGGGCGATGATTGGGATGCCCATGAAGTAAGCCAATACAGCAGAGGCAGGGCCGGCGAGTACGCCGGCACATTGCAGGCTGGCCTTGATGTCGTCGCCTCCATCCATGCGCGCTTCCGCGAAGCGGTGGGCGACATCCCCTATGACCTGTCTCGCTCGAATCATGGCGACAGGTTGCGGAAGTATCTCGCGCAGTACGCGCCGGCTCTGTCGAGCCTGCGCAGTCTCGATATCGAAGAGCTTGCCGGCTACAAGGCCGCGGGCATCGCCTACCATTCGGAGCCTTTCGAGGTCGCCCCCGGATGGGTCGCCTGTCATGGCGACGAGGGGAGCCTTAGTCAGATCGCCGGCCGCACGGCCTCTCTACTCTCGGCGAAGTGGGGGGTGTCCGTCGTGTGCGGGCACACGCACCGGGCCGGCCTCGTGCCCACGTCGAGCGGCTTCGCCGGCCGCGTGACTTCAACCCGCTGGGGGTTCGAGGTCGGGCATCTCATGGACGTGTCGCAGGCCACCTATCTCAAGGGCGGCTCGTGCGACTGGCAGCAAGCTTTCGGTCTGCTGCGTGTCCGCGGCGATCGTGTGCATCCGGAGTTGATCCCGATCAACGATGACGGGTCGTTCTGTGTAGATGGCCAGTGGTACCCACGAGCGCGGGAGCGCTCAACGAAGTTCGAGCTTGCCGCCCGCGGCTACGTGGGCGTGACCCCGAATTGGTCGGGGCGTGCCGCATGAGCATAGGGTCAGTCCTGCGAGAGATGATTGAGAGAAGCGACGACGTGAAGACTTCAGATATCACCGATGAGGCGTTTCTTGCCGTCGTCCACCAGGTGCGCGAACGCGAGCAGCGTTGGACGCACGTGGGCGACGTGATGGAGGCGCTAGGGGCGCCTCGCAGGGTCGTCTTGTCAAAGGCTCGCAAGCTGATCGATCGCGGGTTGCTCGACGGGTGCGCCTGCGGTTGCAGGGGCGACTTCGAGGTGACCCCGTGAGCGACGACGACCTGTTGACGTACGCCCGAACCATCGCCGGCGTGCTGTGGCGCCGATGGCCAACCATCGACCCCGACGACATCGCGCAGGAAATCTGCCTCTACATCCTGTCCACGCCGAAGGTCCTGGAGGAGTGGCAGAACTTCCGGGAGGGCGACTTCACGGATGCCGAGGCAGAGAAGTACGCGGCCCGGAGAATGAGGATGATCGCCCGCCGCGCGGGCGCCCGGTACTGCCGGCGAGAGATCGCCGGGCAGCTCGGTTATAAGCCGGAAGACGAGGCTTTCTATTCGATCAAGCAATTGCAAGAGCTGGTCGAGCACTTCTATGCGCTGGGGATCACGGAGCGGCCTCCGGTCAGCCGCGGCGAGTCGATCACTCGTTCGGTGTCCGACCCTTCCGCGGGTGGTGGCTGGCTCGTGTCGCTCCTGGACGTCGAGCGAGGGCTTCGGGAGCTGCCGCAGAAGTATCGGGCTCGCTTGAAGATGCGTTTCAAGGACCTTGGCGAGTACGACCTGAAGCAGATCGCTGCAATGGTCGGCAATCTGGCGGTCGCTCCCGGCAAGCGCCGGCGCATCGAGAAGCATCTTGGAACGGATGAGAAGCAGATGGGGATGCGGGTCCATCGTGCCCTTCGCCGGCTACAAGACGTGCTCGGCGGCCCGACACCGTACGTGCGGGAAGACCTCGAACAGGCGGCATGACGAAACCCCTCCCCTCACCAGAGGGGAGGGGTTGCTTTTGGTGTCAGGCGCCGCGCGTCAGGAAGACATCGAGCCGATAGACAGGGATGTCCAGGGCGACGGCTGTCGCCATCTCGGCGCGAGCGCCGCGCGAGGTGTCCGATCCTGGCAGAAGGATCAGCGCGTCCGCCTGCGTGGCGATCCATTGAAGGCAATGACCGAAGGCGGGGCGGATGTCGTCGGTAGAGAACCCGTCGCCGGGGTCGGCAGGGTTCATCACCTCATGGCCGAGGTGGCGAAGGATGCCGGCCGCGGCGAAGAACGCGGGGAAGTTCATTTCTGGTCTGCCTCGCATCGGCCCGGCGATGTAGAGCTTCACTTCTTGACCTTCCCCCATCCGCCCTTTTTGAGGACTTTGTTTCTGAGTACGAGACAGACGAAGCCCCAAAGGAGCCATGCCGGCCAGGTGATGAGGAATTGCGCCAATGGCGCCCAATCCTGCTCGTGCGTGACGAAGAGGATGCCGGCCCATCCAATGGCGACGTAGGCGCCACAGATGATGTTGACGAGTTTTCGGGTGGTCTCGGCTTTCATAGATAGAACCCCGGTTCCCGGCTGTCGCCTGGCTTGACGTAGGTGATCGGCATGCTCTGCCTGTTATGTCTGCCTTCGTACTCCGCGATCACAACGTCAGCGATGATGTCGAGCTGCGCTCGGCAGTCGCCGGCGCCTTCGCAGCATGGAGCCACCACGAACGCAGAGTTGGCGATCGTGATGCCGCCCACCCTTGGTTGGCTCGCCAGGAAGGAGTCGCATCCTTCGGCGGCCATCGGGAAGACCTTTTTGAGGTCCCTCAACGATTCGGCGATCTGACCGTGTGCGGCTTCCACGGTGTCGAGCGCTTCCGTGTGGTGGATCTTGATCGGGTCACGGTCGAGCCCCACCATGATGAGCGCGTGAAAGTGGTGCTTGTGGTCTCGCTCGTGCTCGGCTGCGGCCCGATACTCGGGATCGTGCGCCAGGCGCCACTGCTCGCATTTGTCGCATGGGCAGCCGATCGGGTGCTGTGAGATATCAGTCATGACGCGAGCGCCTTAGCTTTGGTTTCGGCGTGAATCATGATCCAAAGCCACTTCCAGCGCAGGCATGCGCGGCAGTCGCAGCCGACTTCGTGGCGACGGACGATTGACCACAGGTCGCGCCGGCCGAGGCGCGAGGGGTCCTCTTGTACGATCATGAATCGTTCGGCCAACGCCCGATCGTATGGGCATGGGCATGTGCGCGGGTGCCCCGCGCGCTTGTCGCCTAGCTCGGCGATACTGAGGTATGGGAATAGCATTGCGTGAGCATTTCCTTCGTCGGGGTTATCCGAGATTGCGCCATCCCTGGCGCCGATAAAACTCCTCCCATGCTCGGAACATCATTTTCGTTAAGGGCTGCTCCGGGGGCGTCCCCATGAGGGTCGCCCATGCCCGCGTCTTGGCTACTCGTGCCGGCTGGTCGTCGTTACTCGCCGGCGCATGGGGCGCCCATTCTTCGGGCGTCCTTTCGGGCGCCTGGCGCGCCTCGTTGGCCTCGCGAACCTGCGGCCCGAAACCGAGATTAGAGGCGTCGGAAGGTTCGTCGGGTACTCGGGTACCCTCCGGCTCTGTTCGCGGCTCTACGCTCTGCCCCTTCTCTGAAATGGGGGCATTCTGCGGTTCACTCTCGGGCTCGCTCGCGCTCTCCGCGGGTGGCGAGACAGGAACGTCAGGCACGGCCTTCAAATGACGCTCCCTCTTCGGGAGCGTCGCCAGGACCTTGCTCTTGCTGGCCGGCCTGGCGGCCCGAACGAACGGAGCCATCGCCTCGCGGAACGCGGTAGCGTTCTCGTCGGACAGGTCAATGACGAGCGCCTGGCCATCGAAGGCGAAGGCCATCTCTTCCAGCTCTTCGGGGAGATGCGTCTCCCCCGTCAGGTCGTCCCAATACTGGCGACCCTTGTACTTACGGCACCCCATAGCCACAACCTCATTGCGTGAGCATTCGCAGAGTGATCACTATATAGGGATCGGAAGATCCCTATGCGTGAGCATGCGCAGAGAGTCAGTCGATCTCGCGCAGGGAGATAATACGCTTAGGCAGCCCTTCGCGGCGGCAGAACGCCCGAACTGCGCTCCATGGATACGCGACGCGCTGGCGGCCAGACCTGACGACCGAGACTCCTTCGGGCCAGCCGGGTTTCTTCGTCCATCGGCGAACCGCCTCTTTGTTGACCTCTAGCCGTCTCGCGATCTCGGTAATCGTCAAAAGTTCGTCGTTCATCATGCCGCCTCGCATGTCTGCCTGGCTCGTGGCTCCACAGTCGCAGCAACGCCACCGCCAGAAGCGACAGAATGACGCACTGCAAAAGCAGGGTGGCCGCGAGCATGGTTTGAATTTCGGTGGAGACCATTGCGTGAGCGTTCCTTTCGGAGTGATCAACCGCCATCAACAGGCGGAAAGGCCGAGCGAGCCTTTCCGCCCGAAGAAGACGGCAGATCACTCCCGCGTGCTCTCCTCCAAATGCACCCGGTACGCCTCCGCGAAAGCGAGGACGTAATTCAGATGCATCTTGAGCGCATAGTGGAGAGCGTCAGCTAGCAGGCCAGTATAGAGGTCCATCGTGGACGTACCGAGCTGGTCACCCGCGACGCCCTTCATTCTCTTGTACTCGGCAAGCAGCTCGCCGAAGCGGTCGGTGCCTGCCTCTACCTTCTCCGTGACCGAGAGGTCACGGGATGTGGTTATTCCCATTGCGTGAGCAGCTTCCTTGGAGAGATGATCACATAGTGGCGGATCGACTGGTCACGGCGTGTCGCACCTGCGACACATGGCCCAATGTCCGCCCCGCCCGTCACACCAGGCGTACAGCTTGTGGCCACAGACCAGCACAGCCGGGCGGTCTTGCGAGGCTCGCGATCCCAGAAGAGCGGCCGGCCTTCGTCCTTCGTGGTCACGGCTTGAGCGTCGGGGGGAGCGTCGTCCCGTCCGCGGCGATGACCTCGTAACCGCACTCGCGAAGTACGCGCGTCACGGCCTCGTGAGAGATGCGGGGGCGCCCGCCGATGGTACGCATGGGCGTGCCGAACCGACCGGCCTTGACGTGACGGGAAGCGCTCTTCGGGTTGATGTTGAAGATTCGACCGATGTCCGCGGTCGAGAGGGGATCAGGGTAGTGCCTCAGATCGATGGTTGGCATTGGTACCTCTTGCGTGAGCAGTGGTGCGGGTGAGCGGCCCGCGATGTGTGATCGCTCTGAACGGCGCCCCCGTTACGTCGGGGGCGCCAGACACAACGATCAATCGAGGTCTATGCCTAGCCTCTCGACTAGCTCTTCGGTCATGGAGACTTCTCCCGTGCCGAACGCATCCGGATCATCAGCCAGCGTGGCGGCGATGGCTTCGCCAACGCACGCACCACAAGTGAGGTACTGCGGTTCCTCGTGTAGGTCACAGCCCATGATCGTCACTTCCCGGTGATGTACGCGAGAATGACGATGACCAGGAGCAGCGCCAGCACCACGATAACGGCACTGATGATCATGTTCGCTTCCGTGCTCATAGCCATCCCGCCACTTCGGCGAGCTGCCGCAGGTCGAAGGCGAAGAAGAAGGCCGCGAGCGGGATGGCTACAGCGAAGAGAAGCCGCAACCTCATGGCCTGGTTCGCCTTGATGGCCTTGATCAGGAGATACGCGGCGCCTGCCGTGGCGGCGCCCGACATGAGTGCGTTGGCGACGACCCAGATCACGGCAGCCTCTTGACACTGGCGACGACCGCGCGAAGCTTAACGCCTTCGGGCACGGCCATACTGAAGTCTTCCGGGATGCTGTACTTCGTGCCGTGAAGCTCGAACGTGTTCCGAACGATCTCCTGGCTACCGGCCCGAACGCGATAGGAGACCTCGTAACTGTCGTCGCTACGCGCGTCCATGTCGAGAAGCGTCACCTCCACTTCGTAGGTGACGTTGCAGCCCGCCGAACCGAAGCACTTGCGACGCTTCTCGATCACGTCAAGACGCAAATCGTTCTTCGTGAGCCGGCGTGCAGGCGAAGGGGAAGGGGCCGGGGAAGGTGTGCGAGTCTTCTTCGGCACGGAAGCGGAGACGGCAGTGTCGGCGCCTCGCTCACCGGCCTTCTCAACTGCGGCGCCCATAGCGAACCCGGTCGGCCCGGCAAGGATGGCGCCTCCGAGGAGACCGAGCATGATGAGACGGAAGCTACGGCCGGCCGCGGCCGGCGACGGGGGCGGCGTGGGCATGGGCGGCGGCGGGGGTGGCTGATAGCGATGCCTGCCGGGCATGTCGTTCATGACGAGTGTCCTTTGCGTGAGCGTATTTCGCGAATGATGAGATCCAGCATGTAGGGCGATAGGGCTCGCCCTGTTTGCAGCTCGTAAGCGGCAATGACCGTAGCACGGTCAATGACTCGCGTCGGCCCTTTCCGGTGTTCGTCAATGAGCTGCGTGAGCAGAGCCCGATCATGTTTTCTCGGATTAGTGCTCGGGCTGTCCTCTCCTCTCTTGCGTGCGCTGATCCTGGCCAGAATATAGTTCAGTACACCGGGCGAGATATGTAGGCCGGTGATCTCCTGGTATCGGCGCCGAACCGCATAGCGATCGACGTACTGAACGCCGGCACGATGCTGCATCGAAAGCCTTTCGATCAGCTCATAATCGTGGCGTACCTGCTTCGTCCATTTCTTGCCAGGGTTGCGCCGAAGCTGCAAAAGAATGCTTGCAAGGCTGCTATCCGGCAAGGGGATTCCGGTCTGCTTCTCGTACGCCTTGCGAAGCGCCACCCGATCGACGGTACCCCTGGCAGGGGTACGCATCTTTTGGGCTAGACGCTCCACAAGCGCGTAATCATGCTGCGGTTTCACTGTTCCTTCCCTTTGACTGATCGTGAGCGCGGAGCGTTCACGTCTGGCAGTGAATCTGCGATTCCCTGCTGATCACTCCATTGCCGGGCCGGCGCCCCGAAGCCGGCCGTTGATGCAACGGTCAGGCGGTAAGGGTCTCCCAATCCATCCGATACATGGCGATCGTGGGAAGCCCTTCCTTGCGTGCCTCTTCGATGCACGATTCGGCGCCATCCACGAAGAACCGCATGGCGACCTCGGCGCCATGCTTGTCGTCCCTGGCGTACTTGTAGTCCGGGTGGCTGATAGGGATGGGCCTGTTCGGGTTCTGCTTCAAGACCAGGAACATGGTGGTGTCGAGAAGCCAAAGGCTTTGCTGGTCCTGCCGATCCTTGAGACTGTGAATCTCTTCGAAGTACGTGCCGGCGATCGTGCGACGGATACGAACGCGCATGGTGTTGCCGTCTGACAGCTTGTGAGGCTTGGATAGAGCCATTGGAAGAACCTCCATTGCGTGAGCCTGAAACCGGAGCTGGTCTCATTAATGGGCCGGCGGCGCCCCGTCGCCGCTTGCCCAATGACAAGATCAGACGAGACTCGCTGCGTAACGGTTGTCACCCTTACATGCGCGACAGATGCAGCCGTCCCGGTGAATCTCGTACGGATGGAACAGTTGTTCGCGCTCACCAGGAACGCTCTCCCATTCGAATCGCACTAACACCATGTCGCCGATGGTGTCGAAGACCCTACCCGCGTAGGCGTACTCGGATTGAACCGGCGTGGTCGAACTGGGAGAGCTGGGAATCTGGTAGAACGGGCATGCCCGAACCGATCCGATGCCAGCTTGCGTAAGTTCGTACGCCTTTCGGTCGAAGAAGGTCTTTGGCATGTTCTGGTTTCGAAGTTCCATCGCGTGAGCCTTTCTGTGGCGGGAATCTGAGCATTGATTCCACTCCAGAGCCGGCGCACCTCGCGAGAGGTGCGCATGCCCTAGGGCAGGATCACACGTAACCGGCGATCTCCAGGTCATGAACGAGGTCCGCCATTTCGCTGCGCATGCGCACGGCGTCGAACTTGTTCACCGCGAACAAGTCGCCGGCTCGCTGGTAGGCGGACATCATGCGCGCGTGGAGCGCGTCCGCTTCATCGATCGTGAGGACATTGAAGAGCGGGTTGCGGAGGTAAACCATGGTGATCCTTCCCATTGCGTGAGCGTGAGCATTGTCCGGAGAATCTCCACACTTCCCCTCCCCGATAGGGGAAGCATGGGCTATCGCCGGCCTAGGCGCACTGAAGGCAGTTGCAGCCGACCAACGGTGCAAGGTGTTCGCACTTACCATTCTCTTCGGAAACGGAACACTCACGACCGTCGTTAGCCTCGCAGATAGGCTCATAGCCGTGATAGATGTCCGTGAGTCCCGTGCAGTGCTGTGCGTCGCCGCCATCGCTGGCCACGTACTTTTCGATCCCTTCCCGGTAACCGGGAACGCGCTGCCACGTACCCCCGCACGTAAGGCAAGAGTCTTGCTGCGGTTCGTCGGTGCTCTGGAACGTGTGGCCGAGCGACGATTCGATGACGAGCATGGGGAACCATCCTTTGCGTGAGCTGTGATGTCTGAAGCCTGAGCATTGACTTCATTAGTGGGCCGGCGCGCGAACGCGCGCTTGCCCTGCTGACAAAGTCAGATGCCCTCGATACCGAGCGTCTCCGCGATGCCAGAGAACAGGCTCTCTGCGCGGTCGCGCATGTCCTCGGGGATGTCGTCAAGAGAGACGAATCCGGCCGGCGTGGAGAGAATCCAGATCAGGGCTTCCATGTCCTCATGGTTGAGAACCATAGGGTAGCTCTCAGTGGAGGCGTTGTTCGCGTCGATCATGGCGCGAACCATTTCGGGAGTACCCATCGTGAACGAAGCGGAGTAAGCCATTGCGTGAGCCTTTCTGGACTGGAGATCGGTGAGCATCGATCTCACTAGGCAGCCGGCGCGCCCCCGTGCGCGCTTGCCACCTGGCAAGATCAAATCCATCCATAGCCACGGTCGGGACGCTCAGGAGACCGTGCGAACGAGGCACGCGGAGCGTGCAGCACTGGCGAACCTTCGGGCGTCGTGAACGTGTCCGCGCGATCGGCGGACGGGTTGTAGGTGGCTTTGGTGAGCTGGTCTGTGGCCACGGGCTGATCGATGCTTTCGACCACACCCACGACCCATGCGTGAACGGTGCGCTTACCGAGTCTGTGGCAACGCGCGCGGCCGGCCGCACTCACCTTGAAATCGACGTTGGTCAAGGTAATCGTGTTCACGTTCGCGATCACGCGGCCGGCGTGTTCGCCACCGATAGCCGTGATTGACCAGAGGTGCGTGTGAAGGTTGAAGTGCACCTTCACCTTGACCCCGATCAGCGTTTGGGGGTCAACTCGATTCGTTGGCATGATCTTCTCCTTTCCTCGCTTAGCTGGTCTCACTAGGAAGCCGGCCGGCGTGAGCCGGCTTGCCTCCTGGCAAGAGCAGAGATGCGAGGCGGACTACTTGTTGCGACGCATCTTGGCCAGCGTGCGAATGTGCATCCCAATCGCGGTCAGACCGGTACCCACGTAGGCCACGAAGACGCCGGCGATAAAGAGAGCGGCGACGTCGCCCGCGATGAGAAGAACGTCCTTCATGTCTTTGTTCCTTTCAGCTTGTTTTTGTGTATGCATCCATCATGGCGACATGTAGCCATGCTCGTCAAGGGGTCTGGCCAAGATTTTTTGGATCAGCCGTCGTGCCAGGTCAACCATCATGATCGTTGGCAAAGGGGTTCCCGTAGCGCTAGCGAAGGGGTTCTCGCGGCAGCCATACGGCGCCGAGCCGGCGCCAGAGGGACCAAGATCAACTAGCCTCAGTGTGGAGGCAGGATCGAACGGGGGCGCATACCAAGCGGTTGCTTGGTATGGACTGTCAACGTCCGTTGACGCTAGAACGCGAGGATTGCTCGTGTTTTGGTACCCGATGGAGCCGCAATCATGGCTGTGACCTGCACAAATGCGATGGGATGCGATCCAACACCCTAAGATCCACAGCTCGCGAGCGTGCCGGCGTCGCCGGCCGCGCCGCTGGTCTGTGGCATCGTTGCAGGTGGGAGCCCTAGGGGCGCCTCGCGTCCCCTGGTTCGACCCCACCCTTTTAAATCCGGCGACGGCCCTACGCCCTACTATCCACCCCCGAATCTGTGTAAAATTTACTAGAACCTTGTTCTGTTTCGTGGTAACAGTTTGATAAAGCGCCCCAGCTCGAAGGGGGTATATCAAATCGTTACCATCTTTGCGCGTTACCGGGTTCGTTTCCACATGCATTCTTATATATAGAGGGGTTTTAAAGAAAGGGGGGAGGCTTCGGCGTTCCCGCCTCCCCCGAACGAAGGGCGGCCTCGACGGGCCGCCAGAACGAACGAAGGCGTAAGGGCTCTAAAGCCCGTCGCCCTTACTAGATAGAAAGGGCTCCGCTTTTCGGCGGAGCCCAGAGAAGGGGAAGGCAAACCGGAGGTTTGCACACCAACACCCACGATAGTCGGACCTTCGCCTTACCTTCCCCTTCGTCTGGCGCGCTCTTGGCGCGCCCTATCTATCTGGCATCGTCCGCTTGATTGCTCGGACGATGCCCTTTCTCTACGCGCACGCGCGTAGAAGTTCGGTTAACCGTCTCGGGTAATAGGTCCATTCGAGAGCGCGGCCA